ATCTTCTGGATTTAACAGAATTAGAGGATTACGTTTAAGATATAACGTATCTAATAGTCTACAATTAAATAATACTTCTGATATGAATATTGGAGATGAAGTATTAATTATTTCTAAAAATAATACAGCTAATAACTACCGAAATATTTTAGATTACACAAATAATTTATTTGGTACAACAGCAAGTGCTGCTCAATTTGTAGATCAAATGAAACAACATTATACTATTGCTAACAAAAGCGGTAGTATGATCTATTTAGATAGACCATTTGAAGAAGGTGATATTGAAAAAGGTGCTTTTGTAGTTAAAGTTAACAGAATAATGAATTTTTCAGGCTCAATGGACTCAGGTTCAGGCAACTGGAAAATGGGTAAAATTTATATTGCGGGAGGTGGTAACTACCTACCAGTAAGAAGAATTAAATTTAATAATGTTGCTTTTCAACATCTTAATTATTACTGGCCTGGTGGAGGTTCATTTGATATTAACGGTTTAAATGGGTTTTGTGTTAGAGATTTAAATAGAGAAAATTATAGTAGTGGTATAACAGGATGTACTACATACAACTGTTTTAATTACGCTGGTATTCCTGGAAGATGGTATTATAGATCAGGATATAACTTAAGACATAATGTGTTTTCACATATGAGTGCTATATATATTATGGGGGAAGAAAATCTTAATGCTGCTCCTATTATAGTTACTGGTAATGTATTTTATGGAATGAACAGTATTTCAAATGTTCAACAAAACGCGGCTATGAACTTGTTTAGTTATAATTTTAACCTGACATCAGATTGGATTGCTCCTGCTTATGTTCCTCGTTCAGCAGCTGGAGCTTTTACTCACTATAATGCTACTTTAATTATTAAAAGAAATGAAATTTCTGGAACAAGAGCTCAATGGTTAGGTCAAAGTTACAATGATAATATTGGTAGTCAACATTTCTATAATATAGATAGTAATTTAATTAAATATAATGATTTACTTGGATCTACTATTTTTATCAATTCCCAAGTAGATAAAGCTCATACTAATCCATTCTTATTACCAAAACGTTTAGGTATGGATGCTAACAGATGGAACGCTTCTTATAACGGAGCAAACTGGTCCCCAGTAATAGCTTTAGGTACTACTGGTACTCCAGTAGGTACAGTAGGTAACTATATTAATGATTGGAATAGATGGGGTTATAATAAATGGACTACTAACTTTGGTGAGTGGATAAAATTACCAAATGATAATTTTTATAAGTTTTATAGAAATAGTGCAGTAGGTGTAGATTATAGATATCCTTTATTAAACTCAAGTTTTTACTTAGCTGAAGGTGTTTCTGGTAGCTTTGATATAAGCTTTGATTACTACATGACTAAAAACGTAGTAAACCAAGGAATGAATACTACTTATGCAAGTGGTAGTTTGTATATGATTGCTTTAAAAGAAGGATTTGAAATGGATAGTGTTAGTGGTAGTGCTTATTTTACAGCTAGAATACCAAGATCCGAAACTCCTATAAACTTTACAAGAACTTATCAAGTACAAGGTCCTGGAAACTTTGTAATAGGAATTGGTGGAGCTGATTTCTTAAGCGGATACGTAGCAATAAGTAACGTTTCAAGCCGATTAAATATACCTGATACTGACCAAGCTCAAGTATTTGTAAATAACTTAAACATGAGATACTTTGATAAAGGAGACAGATGGTTAGCTAAAACAATGTATACTCAACCAATTAACCAACCTAAATTTAGATTAAAAGGCGCTAGAATATTCTAATGGGAAAAGATATAATAATAAAACCATCCTCTAGTATAATCCAATTCTCCGGGAGTACCGGAGAAATTGGAGCTAGTATTGAATTAGATAACGTAGGAAGATTAGTATTATCTTCCTCACAAGTTATTTTTGGTCCTGGAAATAATGACATTTATGTTGGAGATGGTACTTCTAGCGCAAATATTATTTTTGATAGAGACGGTGCTATTAAAGCCGAATCAGGAAGTAATGCTCAAATTACTTTAGGATCAGGAGATTCAAGATTAAACATATCAGGTAGTACTGTTTATATCACAGGTAGTAATGTAGCAATTGGACCTTTTAGTTCAAGTTTTGCTAATATTACTAGTGGTTCTATTACCGCAAGTATTAGCTCAAACTTTATTTCTGCTAGTGTTGTAAGCGCAAGTAATGCTAGAATTAATAATTTAGTAACTACTAATTATACTAGTTCTTATATTGCTTTACAACCTGATGGTGCTATTTATTTTAATGATAATACATTAGCAGTAGCTGGATTAAAAGCACAAAACTATGTTGATACTGGTTCATTAATTCCTTTTGGAGATACAGCAGGTGATGCTTTTAGAATTGTATCCGCTAGTACAAACTGGTTCTTTATAGCATCTGGATATGATGCAACAGGTTCATTACCTCCATCAACCGGAAGTGTACATTACTTTGGAACAGGTTCAGTATCTGCAAGTGCTTTTGAATTATTAGGTAATAAAATAAATAGTGTATTAAGTTCTAGTTTATTATTTTATACTATTAACAGTACAATATTTGCCCTTAGTGCATCATTTACTGGTTCAAGATACAATGGAATTATTTTCCAATCTGGTTCTTTTTCAGGTTCCGTTTCAGGTTCAACAGGTACTTCATTTAATACAATTTTCACATTAGCTGGAGGTACTAATTATACTTCTAGTTTCTTAGATAGAGGTGGTAGTATTTCTTTAGATAATTTAGGAAATATTGTTATTGATAGTGTTTCTGGTAGTGTTTACTTAGCTAAAGATAGACATGATATCTACATTGGTGATGGTACTAGCTCAGCAAATATAGTATTTGATTACAACGGTGCTATTAAAGGTGAAGCGGGAAAAAATGTAGTATTAACAGTAGGTTCTAGTGATACTACTTTACTTATTACAGGAAGCCAAATCAATTTAGGGCCATTTACAGCATCTTTTGCTCAAATTAACAATGGTAATATTACAGCAAGTGTTGTAAGTTCATCTACATTAATAGGTAATAGTTTATATGTAACATCTTCTGTAAGTGGAGCTAATGCTCAATTTAATACTGGTAGTTTTGGATTAATTTCAGGAAGTAGATTAAACTTAAATAATAACAGCGGTATTTTCTTTACAGGTAGCACAGCTACTCCCGGAGCAAGTATCCAATTAGATAATTTTGGTGATTTAGTAATATCAGCTGTAAGCGGTAACGTTAGTATTGGTAACAATACAAACGAAATCTATATTGGTGATGGAACAGGCTCAGCATCATTATTGTTTGATACTGGAGGAAATATAAAAACCACTAATGGTAATGCATTATTGATAGGTTCAGCTTCTGCACCTTTATATTTAACAGGTTCAAGTGTTGTATTACAGCAAAATGGTGGTACTACAGTATTTGGTGGATCTACAGTAGTTACAGGTTCATTTACAGGTTCATTTATTGGAAACGGTTCAGGATTAACAAATTTAAACATATCCTCTTCAAATACATCAGGTTCATTTACAGGTTCATTTGGTGGTACTGGTTCATTAAGATTAGAAACAGGTTCAGTAGGTTTATCTTTAGATGTAGCTTCTGATTTCTTAAGATTTTCATCAGGTTCAACTATAAATTTTGCAGCACAACAAGTAGCAGGTACTACAAGCATGTCTTTTGCCTTTAATACAGGTTCAGCTATTGGTGGTCAAGGTGCTACATTTGATGTTAGAGCAACTGCTGTTATAATGAATCCTCAAGGAAACTTTTACAGTGAAAACTTAAGATTACCAGCAGCTCCAAATGGATTTGCTTCCATTATAATGAATGGTCCAGTATCAGGATCAGGTACTCAACCAGGAGTATGGTCACTTGTAACTTCACCATCATCATCAGCAACAGGTAGTAATTTTGCTATAAGACATAACCAAACTGATATTATTAATGTTTATACTTCTAGTTTAGTACAAATAACATCACCATCAGGAGCAATTTTATCACCAACACAATCAGCAGTTCCAACATTTAGTGGTTCAGACGGACAATTCCTATTTGGAACAGTTACTGGACAACCTGTGATGTTTGTGTGGATGGCTGGTCGTTGGAGATCAAGTTCATTAGCTTAAACTATTCTGAACCATTTTAATATTTATAACAGAATATTACTATGGCAAACATTCCTATTTGGACCGGTACTAGTACTTTCTTCCCTGGAGATACACCTTTTGGATTTTATGATAATGATTTCCAATTTCAACAGGATGCAGATAAAGTAGCTAGATTTTGTGCTCAACGTTTGGGTTACCCTTTAGTTGAAGTTGAACTTCAATCCGGATCGTTTTATACTGCATTTGAAGAAGCAGTAACTGTTTATGGAAACGAATTATATGCTTTTCAAGCACGAGATAATTACTTGTCTTTAGAAGGAGCATCTACCGGTTCAAATCTTAATCAATCTTTAGTTAATCCTGGTATGGCTTCTATTATTAGAATGTCACAACAATACGCTTCTGAAGCAGGTACTGGTGGTCAAATTGATTGGTACAGCGGTTCAGTTAATTTATCTTCAAGTGTTCAAGATTATGATTTAAAACAATGGGCTATTGATAATAATGTTACTGGTGGAATTGAAATTAAAAAAATATTTTATGAAAACAAACCCGCAATTTCTCAATTATATAGTCCTTGGGCTGGTTTAGCTCCAGGTGCTATGAGTGCTGTTGGTTTAACCGGTTTAGCTGGATTTGGCCCTGCAACTAATTTCTTATTAATGCCTTTAAGTTATGATGTAGCTAATATGCAAGCTATTGAATTAAATAATGACATTAGAATATCTAATTACACTTTTCAATTATCAAATAATAAACTAAGAATATTTCCTATTCCTGGAGCTGATGATGAAGGAATAAAATTATGGTTTAACTATATTAAAATAGATGATAGAAATAATGCCACTGTAACCTCAGCACCTGGTGTTATTAATAATTTATCTAAAATGCCTTACAGTAATCCAAGATATGCCCAAATCAATTCAGTAGGTAGAAGTTGGATTTTTGAATATGCTTTAGCATTATGTAAAGAAATGTTAGGATATATTAGAGGTAAATACACTACAGTCCCAATTCCAGGAGCTGAAGTAACATTAAACCAAAGTGATTTAATAGCCGCAGCATCATCAGAAAAAGAAGCACTTATTACAAGATTAAGAGAGTATTTAGATTCAACATCACGTCAAGCATTACTTGAAAGAAAAGCAGCAGAGTCAATAGCTCGTAATACTGAAATACTACAAGTTCCAATGACAATTTATATAGGATAATATGGCTTTATTTGGTAGTAGTCGTGATATAAGTTTATTTAGAAACATTAGCCGTGAGTTAATGGCAGATATCATTTCCCAAGAGGTAGTGTTTTATAAATGTAATATAACGGATACTAAAGTAAATATGTACGGCGAGGCATCATCTGGTCGTGTATTTGAAGAACCTATATTATTAAATTCTTTAGTTGAAAGAAATGATCAAACTTCTCCAATCCAAGATGAAGAAGTTGGATTTGCTTGGCCCATTACTTTTAGATTTTTAAGAGACGATTTAGTAGATGCTAATTTAGTTCCTGAAGTAGGAGATTTTGTAATGTGGAATGAAGGATATTGGGAAATAGATAACACAAATGCTAACCAATATTTTGTAGGAAAAAACCCTGATTATCCTTATTATGATAGTAATGGAAATAATCCATTAAACCCAGGACTAGAGGAATTTGGTTACAATGTATCAATTATATGTACTGCCCACTACGTTCCTGCAGACAGATTAAATATTATTAAACAAAGATTATAATGGCTGGAAGAAAACCTATACCAAAAACCCAAAAAGAAATTAGTAATTCTTTTGTAGTACCTTATGATGTTACTCAAGGAAATCCTAATGATGCTGTGCCTTCTACTAAAAACAGAGCATTACAACAATCTTGGAAAGGTGATACAACAAAACCATTTTCTATAAGCATTCAAGATATTGATGAAGCTATATTTTATTATCTTGAAAATGTAATTAAACCTACTGTAAAACATAATGGTGAAATTCTTCCTGTGCCTGTTTTATATGGTTCTCCTGAAAAATGGAAATCATATCAAAAAGATGGGTATTTAAGAGATTTAAAAGGATCATTAATGGCTCCCTTAATTGTATTTAAGCGTGAGTCTATGGATAAAAATAGGACTATTGCCAATAAATTAGACGCAAATAATCCTCACAATTATGGAGTATTCCAGAAAAACTATAGTGCAAAAAACGCCTATAGTAGATTTGATTTATTAAATAACAGAATACCTGAAAAACAATATTACGCTGTTGTTGTTCCTGATTATGTAACTGTAACTTATACATTTATCATTTTTACATATTATGTAGAACAACTAAATGGAATTGTAGAAGCTATGAATTATGCTTCTGATGCTTATTGGGGTGATCCTGAACGTTTTAAATTTAAAGCTTCTATTGATTCTTTTGGTTTCCAAACCCAATTAGAAGAATCAGCAGAAAGAGTAGTACGAAGTACTTTTACTTTAAAATTAAACGGACATATTATTCCTGATGTAATTCAAAAAGATACAACAGCAATATCTAAGTTTAACAACAAAACAAAAACAACATTATTTTTCGAAACTATTAACTCCCCAGGAACTACAAGTATGATATCATCAGCCAGATCAAGTCTTCCTTCAACAACCTTTATTGACTCAAACTTAGTACCCGGTGGTGGTTCTAGTGGTGGGGGTTCTGTTGATCCATCAGTATTTACTTATTTAATATCTAATTTTCAAAAAACAGGTACAGTTACTAATAGTACAACAGTAACTTTCAATGTAGGTTGGTTAACACCTCCTGCTAGTATTCCTCCACCAGATGTTAATAGTTTTACATTTTTTTGTAATGGTAGTTTAATCGAAAAATCAGCAATAACTTCATTTACTCAAGCTGCAGGTGTTTCTACATTAGTTGTAAATACTACATCTTTAGGATATATATTAGCAGTAGGTGATGAAATTGTAGGTATAGGTAAATTTGAATCTGGAGACTAATGGCAACAATCAATAGTAAACAATTTTTAGCCCCTCAAATATTAACTGGTTCTTTTACAGGATCAGTAATAGGAGAGGTAACAGGTTCATCCTCAGGTTCATTTACTGGATCCTTTACAGGTAATGGATCAGGATTAACAAACATTCCAGGTTCATCAGTTGTTGGTATTAGTGCAAATAGATTAGTATCAGGTTCAGTTACAGCATCTGTTGATATAGGAGTATTTAATACTTTTAGATTAGTAAATGCTAATGGTATTTTATTTAATATTGGATCTTTTGGTAATGTAGGTATCTTAACCACATCCTCATTTTATACATTAGAAGTTTCAGGTTCAGGCAGATTTACAAATGGTGTAAATGTTACTGGTTCTGTACAAGTATCAGGTTCATTTTCAGCTACTTCAGGTCAATTTACCGGATCCTTTGGTATATCAGGTTCAACAAATATTAAATCCTCAGGTTCATCTATATTTTCAATAGATGGTGCCACTGGTAGATTATTTCAAGTAGATGACGGTACTACAGGTTCATTATTCTCAGTTAATAATGCTTCAGGTTTACCAATTATGAATGCTACCTCAGATTATATTATTACTATGGGTAGATTTAATAACCCAGGTTTAACAGTTTCAGGTTCAGCTGTAGTTGTAGCTACAAGTTCAGCTGTTCCTTCAGGTTCAGGTAGAGAAGGAGAATTTAGATTTTTTAGAACAGGCAGTAGTTATTTACTATATGCTTATTTAGGAGGTGCTTGGAGATCAAGTTCATTAGTTTAAAATTATGGCTTTTAGTATAGGTCCTCCCTCAATTATAGGTAATGGTTTAACATTTTCTATAGATGCTATAGATACTACATCTTATCCTAGATCAGGAACTACAGTATACAATGCTGTAGATTTAACAACAACAGGAACTTTTGGAAGTACAGTTAGTTGGAATTCAAATAATTATTTTATTTATGGTGGGGGAGGACTTATAAATTTAAATAAAAATGCTACTGGATTAGGAATGTATAATGCAAGTTATACAGCCGAAGCATGGGTTTATCCATCACAAAGTTTAGTAGGAGATAGAGGAATGTTTGGTGATAATTCAAGTGGATTTAGACAAGGATTACATTTAATATTTCGTGATGGAGCTATATACCAAGGTCACTTCTCATCTGATTTTCAAGCAGGTACAGTAGATTTAAATAATTGGTATCAAATTGTTTATACTTATAATGTATCTAATAATGCTTGCCAAATATATAAAAACTCAGTATTACAAGGATCAGGAACTATAGAATCTTATATAGGAACATCTAATATAAATTTAGGAGGAAGTTATAGTGGAATTGGTCCTTTTATAGGATACCAAGCTATCTATAGATTATATAATAGAGTACTTACTCAAGCAGAAGTAACACAAAACTTTAATGCAAACAGAGGGAGGTTTAGAATATAAATTATGGGACGCATAACAGGAGGAACATTTTCAACTATAACCAATGGTCTAATTTTATATTTAGATTCTAATGATCCCATTTCATATGCATCAGGATCAAATATATGGTATGATATTTCAGGAAATGAAAATAATTTCATAATGCAAGGTAATATTACTTGGAATCCAACTACTGGGTTTAGTAATTTTACTGGAAACTCAACAGGAAATGGTAATAAATTTTATAGTTCAAATTCCTCTCTTGGTAAAGCATTAAAAGTAGCAAATGGTGGAAATGGTTATACTACAATAGTTTGGGCTAGAAGTACAATTTCTGGTGGATGGAGAAAATTTTTTGGATTTAGTGACCCTGATAGTTATATTGATTTATATCAAAACACCGCTTCTCCTTACACATACCATCAAGAAGATGGCTCTAGCATTTATGTAGATGGAATTCTAGTAACTAATGATACTTATATATTAGCTAATACAGGATTTCATATGTTAGTTTCAACTAATTCTAATGGTGGTACTACAACTACTCCAACATCTACTTTGACTATAGGAAACGAACCTAGTGGAAATAATTATCCTTGGGGAGGAGACATATCAATAGTACAACTATATAATCGAGTACTTTCTCAAGCAGAAATCATTAATAATTTTAACAGTCAAAAATCCAAATACGGTCTATAATGCCAGCACAATTTTCAAATCCTTTACTCCCTGTTACAAGTAATTTAATTCTTTTATTAGATGCTAATGATAGAAATTCCTATCCTGGTACAGGAAATGTCTGGTTTGATGTATCGGGATATGAACATAATGCTATAAAAACCTCTGATGTAAACTCACCACAATGGAATTCATTAGGATATTTTAATTTTTCAGCTGGTGTTGTAGGAAATAATGCTCAATTTGTTATTACAAACACTCCAACTTTAACTAATTTAACTCAACAAACAGTAGTTTTAATCCATACTTTACAAACTAAAACATTAGCTAGTGGAGATACA